AAAAAATCGTCTCTGCACTCTCGCGGGCCTGAACATAAGGCTCACCAGTGAAAAAAAGCCCCAGTCCGAAGACTGAGGCTCAATCTCAAGGGGTCTTTCTTCTCAAGGAATAGGCTGACTTCACTAGGTCAGCAACCCAATCCTTATACTTCTCAGGAACCTTGTCAAGCGCATCTCTGCGCTCCTGTCGCGTTTTTAGGGCCATGATCTCCGCAGCGTAATGCCTTGGCCGCTTTTCAGAAATCATAGCTTGTAGAACCTGTGAGCGCCGATGGAGGCCGTCATCCGTCTTATGTCTGCCCAGCGAGGGCGAACATAGGAGGCGTGATAGTGTGTGGCCCCATCCGTTAGGTCAACCACCCCGCTGTAGGCAAACGCGGCAGCTACCCACGGCAATGAATAAGGCTCTGGCTCACTTTCCGGCTTGCCGTCACACCAGAATGTGAACTGACATTCATATTTTCGGGGGTGTTGACTGAACCTGTAGTTCTCCCCTTGTCTGGTCACATCACAGGCATTTGATGGGTAGCGTTCATCACGGACGCGATTCATTATCACGTTGCCCACCGCTATCATGCCGTTTAGGGTTTGATTTCCGGCCTCATGGTGAATCGCTATCGCGAGACAAAGCAGATACTGAGTCATCATTTGGATTCAACCTTTTCAACACCACGCGCTCCGTGGCAAGAATAAATCTTCTGTTTGCCTTCTGGTATCCGGCTTCAATTTTACCAATGTGTGAGCCGTTTGGCTTGCCATTGCTCATGAAGTCTAGCTCTTCCGCAAGCTGGGCTTGAGTCATCCCTGCGGCCTCGCGCAGTGTCTTGATCTGCTGACCAATGTGCTTTCGTTTTGCAAGATCGCTGAAGTCACTCGCCATACTTGCATCCAATTCATTTATTTGCATCTGCAACATTCTCCTTCTGATCGCGCCCGTGGGCGTTAAGTTTAGACTCGCGACATATCGGACAGACGGGTATGCCTGTCAGATCATCGTGATACATTTCATGGTGATGACAATAATGATTTTCCAAATCGCTGAGATCATCCCACGGCTTCATTTTTTTTAACCTCATCGTCATACCACTGCCATACGGTTGTTTGATGTTTTTCCCACGAGGAGCCGTACATCCGCTGCATCGCCTCATCGGCATACCGACAGCCTTTATCCTTGGCGAACTCTTTATAATTTTCTTGAATATTGTCCAGCATCAAATCCGAAAACACCTGATCCGTAGAAATTCTCTGTTCTACAATATCTACAAGGCTATATTTCCTCATTTTTCTATTCCTCCCATGACAATAGTATAACAAACTTACCAATTTATTAAAATCAGCATAATCATCCAAGCTAAGAATGCCGAGACTGCGATATTGGCTATTGTGTCCACGAAAACGGATGGAGTTTTGCGCTGCGGAGCTTCTTCCATGACTACGCCATCGTCCTCGCGGTCATCAGGCCATCCTCCGTCTTGGCTTTCCTCAACGTCATCAATGTCATAGTAAACATCATCCAACCACCATTCGCGTCCATAATCCTCATCACCGACCCTGTTGGGGTTATCGGGCAAGTCCATCTCGTTGTTATATGTCCTACCCATTTCGTCGTTCTCCTCTTTTTTTCAAATCTGGTGATTTGTACTTAATCAATTTTTTGCCCTCTTTGCTGGCACAGCTTGTCCAACCACAATTATGGCAATGCCACAGCGCGTTGGTAGCATCCTTGATGGTCAGAGACAGGGGATTGTCCGAGGGGTCATAACTTGAAGCGCCAAAAACGGGGTGGAAGCCCTGACACATTGGGCATTTTATTTCTTGCGTTCCTGTATTCATAGACTGAGGCTTTAACCCAACTCTGTTCAGCGCCTCGCTTAGAGTTACACTTTCATCCACTAAAAATGATCTGTTCACCCTCGCTCCCCTCTAAATGATTGTTTTGCTCCTGCATCGTTTTGAATATTCTCGGTCACCACACGCCGCACACCGAACCAACCGAATGGCAAGCATTCGCCCTCTGGTAGCACAATAAGGTGATATTGATTGGCCGTGTTAATCATTCTGGATTCCGCTGGGAATATCTGGAAAGCATCACACTCCGTACCGACAAGGCGATTCTTGATTGTCTGCATATCCTGCCAGTTATTCATGGGACGCTTGTCCTTGCGTTTCATAGAAATCCAAGTGCATCTGCCCTTTAAGCGTTCAACATGGACGAGCTTGTCAGCCTCGCTGCCTCTGTAAACTCTGACCTGATAGATATGGTTGACGTAAACCTCACTTGCTCCTATTTCTCTTGTGTAAGCAGCGCGGGCTTGCTCTCTGGTGATTTCGGGAGATAGGTTCTGGATTTTGTCTATCTCCATTTCTACGCGCTCTTGCGGCATAAAATGCTCGTTTGCTCGTATGAGCTTGCCGCCCTTTGGATTAACTTTACTCATCATCGTACTCCCACACTTCATGGTTAAGGCGATGGTGATCTTCATTTAACAGTATTTCCTCCTCGCTGCGGCTATTGAAGTAAGCAATGGTATCCTCTAGCTTATTAACCTTTTTTGAAAATACACTCAGGTCTTGACCCCATCTGGAAGCGAACCATCGGGCTTTTTCTAAATCTAGCGTCCAACTATACCCGTCAGGGTCTCTGGCTCCTCTATAGACAGTGAAATATTCAGGCAGGGATTCGTACTTTTTCTTTTCCTCCTCATCCATCATAAGGCTATTGTTTAGGTATCCGGCGCCGCCAAAAAGCAGGTATCTCCATTGATCCCTACTGTTATATAAATACTCTGTATCCGTATAGACCCAACCCACCTGATCCCAATATTCTTTCTCGCTAGCGGGATTCCACCAAGAATGCAGTGCTTCAATCAAAGCATCTAACCGATAAGGACGTTCGTGTATCGCTAGATAGCTGCCAATGTCCTCGTTGTCTATATGCCCATTTAGTTCTTTCTTTTTCACCTCTATCAGCTTGTTATGGTAGGCATTCTCATGCTCATGGTAAAAAGTGACCAACAAAGGATGATGTATCATCGGCATTTTCCCATCTCTGTCTAAACGCTCTTCAAGTTCAGGGATGAGCGGGGCGAAGTCCTTAGTCTTAAAAAACGCCTCATGCTGTAATCTTTTCAATTCTTCGCTGTCTTCTGTGCCAATTACTTTACTCATCTTCCAAATTCCTTAATTGCGTAGTCTATTTGCTCTTTCCACCACTCCATGCTGAATTCGTTAAGAGCAGAGGCATGGATAACGTCTTCAGGCACATCCGGTGCGTCTTGAGGGGCATCGTCAGCCCAAGTGAAGTAGTGGTAGACGTAAGTGCTGCCGTAATTGCCACCGCTGCCCTTGACGATCTGGCAGTGCGGCAACTGGGCCTGTAGATATTGATTGAGTTTTTTGTAAGTAACAGTCATGACTTTATCGTTTTTTCCTCTGATCTGATTTATAGGATTTGCTAGTGTTTCTACTGCCAAACCCGCAGTGAAGCGGGTCTGTGTTTAGGATAATTGGCTGGAGGTTACACTCCGTGCGGGATGGCCCTGTGGTACTTGCCAACCAGATGGTTGAAGAAGCTGCAAACACCAGCACAAGTGTAATACTGGTGCGCTCCGACAGTGTAGATGAAGCCCCCATCCTCCTGCCGCTCCGCCTCAACATGAACGTCCCCAGAAAGCGTGATGACCTCATTGTCATCCCGTTGAACCTTGACCCCTTTCGGGATAATGATGTCTTGCATCATGGTGAATCCTCCGGTTGCGGAGAGCGCCAATCGCTCTCCAATGTTTGTCATTATACATATCTATATTGTAATGACAAGCATCCAACCAAAAAAACTGAATTATTTTACACGCCGAGGATTTTTATCCATTTCCATAGCCCTTACATATCTTCTGGTGGTTCTTACAAAAAAGGTGACGCCCTTGAATTCACCATGAGGGCCGTTCCCCGCTACCGTGTGCCTCATTCGCCTTACAGAGTACCTTGGGTAGTCAGGCTCGTAGGGGCTTCCACAGGTATCATCATCCCCGAACAAGCCATGATTGTTTTTAAGTCGTAGGTTTATGGGGGCAATTAGGTTGATTAGCTCGGCGTCAGCCAGCGGCTGATTTACTTCTATGCACTCATCGCTGTCAGGCGTCAGGGCTAGTATTGCCTCTTGCAAATCGCTCATTCGCTTAAATTTTGTGGAACTTGTGGTTACATATTCCTTTTCGGTTTTACGGAATTTTATTTCCTTCATCGTTTTTTCCTTTTATGAAATTGTGGGGTGGCCCGTATCGTGGGCCAGACGGCGCGATCATCGGCTGGAATCGCCACTTGACAGGTCAAGGACTGAGACCGACTCGCACTGCGGGTGTTTTCTGGCATACCTATGACAACCTACCCACCGCCCGCTGGGGTTCTTTATTAAGCTCTAACAGCCTGTGGCTTGAACCTCCGAGTCACAGAGCGATAGCCGCCATCACGATAGACCGTCACAACAACGTGCCACCACTTGCGGCCTTTGGTCTTGAGGTATCCGCTTCGGAACCCATCGTCCCAGTAGGTGACTTGTTCCCAGCCGTTTCGCTTGGCTTCACGCTTCAGCTTGTTCATGCTACTTGTCCAAGGATAGGTGTATTTGCTTTTCATTAAAATCGTTCCTCATAACAATGGATTTACTTTTTGTTGCAGTGCATATTATAACACATATAAAAAAATAATGTCAACACCGCTAAGTCATTGATTTATGTGAAGAAAATAAATTAATTATTTTTAATTAAATGCTTGTAATGACAATACAGGTATGTATAATGAGAATCATAAGGAGGGCGGCTGGCGTCCTCTAAAAACAGGGAAAAAACATGGCTCACACACACAAAGGCACTTGTCAGGTTTGCGGCAGAACACAAGCTGTCAAGCAAGACGGAACAATCGCAAAGCATGGCTACACAGTAGAGTATGGGTTTTTTGACGGCACTTGCGCGGGTTCTGGACAGAAGCCGTTGCAGCAAGATCGCAGCGTTCTGGACAGCCTCGTTTCAAGCTGGATTGAGCAAGGCAATAAACTCAAGGCGACCACCATTGACGCTATCAAAAAAGTTCCTGCCTTTGTCTTCAAGGGTAACTATCGGACGCAAGAGCTTTTGACCGAGGCCGAATACAACGAGCTTCCCAAATCAGGCCCAGAAAGATTCGTTACTTTCAAGGACATTGCAGGACGAGAGCTTTTCAAGATTCAGCGCAACGGTGACTTGCTGCTTCAGCACTGTGAGGACATGAAGGAACTTGCTTCTAAAATCCACGGCACTGAGCTTTTCCCAGTAAAGACTACAGTAAAACACAGCGAATCATTTGAATGCTTAAAGACAGCCTACGCATTCGCAAATGAGCAAAAGGCTAAGGGCATGAAGGTTAGGGTTTGTCGCGGCTGGCACATGGGTCAGCGTCACACAGTACACTGGCAAGCAGCAAAATAATCAACCAACCTCGGCCCCTACGGGGGCCGATCACTAAAGGAAAAAACGATGAAAGTATCAGAACAAACCTCATACCATATCGCGTGGATCGCTCCAAACCAAAGTTTTCCGGAAAGAATCTGTGAGTCAATTCAGGGGCTGGATAGCTTGGAAAAAGCGCAGCGCGTAGCCCAGCAACTCAACCGAGAAACGCGAGGAGCCTCTGGACACTACGTTGCCCGCAGAAGCACAAAATAAAACCTGATGGCTTGTCAAACAGACGAGAACGCCCCGAAAGGGGCGTTTTTTATTGGTATTGAGATTTCGGGACAATGGTCTCGTAAATGATGTCCTCTTTCATCACTTGAGCCTTTGGCAAGACGCCGAAGTACCCGCCAAACTGGATAATGGCGTACAGCTTGTCCTCTGACTCAGCGCAATACTCAGCCTCCTGCATCGCACCCTTTACATCGTCAAATACCGCTATATTCCTTCCGTCACTCTGCATAGTCGCTCTGCTCCCATAACGCTTTTGCCAGCACCTTGCCGTAATCTTCCTGCTCGGTGTATTTGGCAAAGAACTTTGATTCATTCCCATACTGAGTATGCAGCATGGCGTGGTGCTTGAAGCAAAGAGGCACGACATTGCTATCATCTGACTTCATTGCCATGCCTCTGTCGCCATGCCACGGTTTTAGCAAATGATGAGCTTGGATAGGGCCATTGCATTCGTCACATTGAATTGCACAGCCAAGACTCCTCACCCACTCCAAATGCTTGGGCGACTTAAAACGGCGAGTCCGTGTCCTCCTTGTCTTTAAATTTGATATTGAAATACTTAGTTCCTCGCTGGCTTACGTTTTCCCACAAAGAAGCCTTAGCGATGCCGTCCAGTGTGATTGTGCCGCTGTAGTCTGGCGAATGATCGCCGTGCTTATCTTGGGGGGTGTTAAAATAAACCACTCCACACGACTTCATCAACTCGTAGATCGGCTTTCCTTCCTTGTCATTATGAGAGACGAGGGCAACGTACCCCTCTTGGTTATTGCGGTTTATCGTGCCTCTGCACAAAATTTGAAGCCCTGTTGTCCAAAGGGTTCCCTCATTGTTTTTGATCTCATACTTGTTGTCAGTCATTTCTTGCTCCTGTAGCCCCAGTTGGACATTACCTCATTGCTCAAACGATACCGATACCCTTTTGCGTTAGGTATCCTCTCTTTGACCACGACCTCGCCCGTTCTGGGAAGATCGTACTTGGCTCTCATCTTATCCTTGCGAATATTTCTAATAGCTGCTGAGATCGTCGGCTCACCAAAGAATTTTCCGGTGTTGGTTTTTATGGCTTCCTGTAGTGTCCAAAAAGTCCACCATTGAAAGTCCTTCATGCACAGCATTACATAATCGTCCAATGTTTTTTTCATTTGTAGCACTCCAGAAGTTTTTGAAGACCCTTCTTTGTATCTCCCTGAGCAGAGGCTATCGCCATCATGATAAATGTTTCGCTCTGCTGGAATATGGCTTGGCACTCCATCTCTTTTGGTTTGCTCATATACTTCCGGCATCCTTGTAAAAAGTCATCAGGATTATCATAGCTTGCTATTGCGGTCTCACCGGAGAACAGCGTGAACTTTCCTTCCGGCACAGCCTCTGGAGCTTCTGAGGCGATCTGAGTTTGCAGCGTTTCAATGGTACTGCTGTGGGCATCATCATCTTTGCCGTGCGGAACAGACAGGGCGGTTGCCAGAGCGTATCTCTTGGCATACGTTAAGGCGCTGCCATAACCCTGCGGCGTTGAGGCTTGAGCTTGCATAAATAGCTGTCCTGCGCTCATGGATTCTCCAAATCCATAAAATATCGTTTCAACAACCACCCCATTACGACCGTCAGGGGGAAGGTGGGACTTCTGCATAAACCACAGGCCGTTAGCATTTAGAATCGGCTTGACGTAGGCAACCAGCTTCTCGTAGGTAGCATACTTAGATTTGAAGTGTGTATTGTCTCCGTCTGTCCCGACCTGAATTATCTGCATCTGAGTCAGATACAAGGCTTGGCTTAGAGATTCGGGTTTGATTTTTAAAAGCTCTAAGGCTTCCTTAAAATGGACAGGCTCCGTCACTTGCTCCAGAGTTATCGTTTCTTTCTTCATCGTGTAGTCTCCAAAGCCGCTTTGCGGCATCTTTTTCTCCGTCAGACCAACGCCAATCATCAAAATCTGGCATCAGTAATCCGGCGATCTCTTGAATATCTGACGAAACGCTTAATAGTTTCGCCATGTTTTTAGCCGCTTGCACGGCTGTCTTCCAATGCTCTTTGTGGTCAGGCACTCCCATAGTCACCACTTGCTGAGTGGTTTTTGTAAAATGCACGTAATCCACAATGGGCGTGGAATTCTTTGCGTGAGCATAGATTGCCAACTGTCTCGCAGTTGCTGACGGCACGGACTTAGGAAGTCTGCCCACGGTTTTAATATCTCTCACTGCGTTCTCGTAAAGCACATCTATGTACCCGATGATAGGCACAGATAGTCCGACATCCACGGTTACTCTGCTCTGAGTCTCCACAGGCTTACCCAGTAATCTATAGTGAGGCAATGCGAGGTCTAAATACCCCTTGACTGCCAGTTGCTCTTTGTAGACTTTTGCATCATCAAAGGGCTGGTTCTCAAGAGCTTCAGCGTGACGGCTTGCAAATTCTACGGTAGCTATTTCATGGGCCGCTTCATCTGATGTTTCAGGATCATCCAAGACTTTGCAGATTGCTTTGTCAACGGCTATGCCGCGCCACATAGCTGGGGAGCCTGTGGTGTCCTTGAATCCTGAAACTCGGAGAAGCCACTTGGCAGGAGATGCAATGTATTCGTTGATTTGACTCGCGCTCAAATGGTCTAGGCCATGAGCGGCAAACGGGTCATTCATAGGATAGCCCTTCCTGTGTTCGTCGGCGGATCATAGCACGAAATGGGTTCATGTCAAAACGCAATGTGCTATCATGTCACCATGAAACTATCAAAATGGCTCAAAAATAACGGTCTAACGCAGCGCGATTTTCGCGAATTAGCGCAGACTTATGATGTAAATATTTCTACCCATGCGGTAACAAAGTGGTGCAACGGGCAGCGGATTCCTCGGCCTAGAGAGATGAAAAGCATTTATCTTTTAACCAAGGGTCAGGTGCAGCCGAATGATTTTTACGGCGTGAATTTCTTTGCGCGGCATTTTCCAGATAGAGATGCTGATGTCCATCCAAGTTTTAAATTAAAGACGTTGCTTCTCTCCGATAAGTAGCCCATAATGGGCTGATGTCCATTCAAGCGTTAAATTGGGGTATTCATCAAGAATGCCCCACGCCAACCAGTAAGCTCGTCCTGATAGTTCTTTGCAACTATGCCGACGAACGTCACACCTGCTTTCCTTCCGAAAAACACATAGCCAAAATTTGTGGGATCAGTGACCGCTCGGTGCGGCGGTGTATTTCTGCGCTTTCTTTGCGC